TCCAAAGTTAAATTCGAGTTGCTCATGGTGTTCCTCATAGGTATTAAGTATATCAACTATAACAGAGAGATCAGATTTAAACCACTCTGCATTAGCCTCATCTGCAATCTTTTTAATATCACGGTGTATTTTAGTTTCTGTCTCTCTTCTATTACTTGTAAAAATATAATGTTCTAGATTGTAATCTCTTAGTGGACTAGATGTTTGATAGCTACTAACTCTGTCACTAATATCAGCAGCCATACCTACCTTATACCAACTGTCCCAAGCTGGATTAGATAAGATGTAGACATAGCCTTCGGTAGTAGCAGCATATTTAGGAAGAGACTCAAAGGCAGCTTCTTGAAATGATTTGTAGCGCCCAGCTTTATGTAAGGTATGACTCTTAGAAACTTCCTTGCCATTCAAGTACATCCTTTTAGAATCCCGTAGCTTAACCGCAGCCGGGTTATCTTTATAGTAGTAAGGCTTACCTGTCTTAGGGTTAATCTCTTTCACGTTAGTGTGTTTCACTCCAGTTATCTCCTACCTTGTATTCCCCATCAAGTGGGCAATTGAGTTTAAGAACTTTACCAGCTTCGATGATAGCCTCTACACCCAGCTTACCTACTAGCTCAGCATGTTCAGCTACAACCTCGATCTGCCACTCATCATGTACATTAGCTACGAAGTGAGCATCTATATCTTTGATCTTGTCAGCTAAGATAACCAATGCTTTCTTCATAGTGATGGCACCTGCTCCCTGTAGTAGAGAGTTAAGTGCTGCGTGTTCACTGCGAATATAAATCTTACGACCATCTAAACTTTTTAAATGACCTTTTGATGCTGCTCTGCTAACTTTATCTTTAAGATGTGCAAATGATGGGAGATTATCAAAGAATGATTTTCTAAGGTCTGCTCCAGTTTTTGCACCTCCTCCAGCCACGCTTCCAAGCTTAGCATCTCCGGCTCCGTATAGGAGTGCATAGATGAAAGTCTTAGCCTGATTTCTTGATTCAAGTCCTGCAAGTTTTTGATTAGTGGTATGTATGTCGCCGTTAATGATTTCATTTGTGTACTCCTTGTCGTCCATGTAGTGAGCCAGCATCCTTAACTCTAAACCGCTGGCATCTATACCTACTAATTTATATCCTTTGGGTACAGTCCAGCATGATCTACATTCTTCTCCATACTTTGAACCAGCATTAGGAACCTGTGCCATGTTGGGACTTAGATGTGACATACGTCCTGTGATAGTTCCATTCGCTATAACAAACCCGTGTACTCTATTGTCATCGCCAAGGAACTTTAGCCAAGACTTTATCTGACCTTCTCTCTTTTGAAGCAGAAAGAATTCTTTGATAAGCTCAGCCTCTGGTATACCTTTTATCTGACTCAGTGTTTTCTCGTTAACTACTGGTCTATCATTAACAGTAAACTCAGTGGGCTTCCAGCCGAAGTCTTGTAAGTACTCACCAATCTGTAACCTCGATCCAAGATTAAGTTCAATCGATGTTGTCCTTGTAATACTTAAAGGATAAGCATGATTCTTTTCGTGGAACAAGGCGTACTCTTCCTCCGTTAACCTTACACCCTTACCCTCAGAATCTTCTGCAATCTTTGAAATGCTACTAGACTTTGTATAACGAGGGAACAGTTTTAGTTTGGTTATCTTAGGATGAAATACATTAGTGACCTCTTGCTCTACTACCTGCATCCTTTCTCGTATCTCAGCAAGAAGAAGCTCTGCCTTTTTAAAATCAAAGTAGAAGCCATACTCTTCCTGTGTCTTCATGATAGATGCTATGTCTTGCTCAAGTTTAATTGATTCAAGTGAGAAGCCACGACTCTCTTCTCTGAGTTTAAAATATGCAGCAGTGTTCAGCTCCACATCTCGTATACAATAAGTAAGCATCTCATTACTGTAAGCATCAAACTCTTTGAAAGCAATCTTAGGGAAGTTTAATAACTGTCCCCAACGAGAAAGACCATGACCACCATCACGGGTTGGGTTAAACAACCTAGAAAGTACTAAGGTATCTATTATATTTTTATCTTTGCTGAAGTCAGGTCTATTCATTAGTCGTTGAATAACAGGGATATCAAAACCTATAATGTTATGACCGACTAAATCATCTGCACTCTCAAGCAGATCACATCCTTCTTCTAACTGATTAGGCCCATAGGTGTAGATGGTTTTAGTATCTACATCCTGCGCTACAATACACCATATCTTTGTAGCATCTAAACCGTCAGTCTCGACATCAAAAACAAGTCTTGTCATTTCATTCAAACCCCAATGATACTAAGTCATCTTCTTTAGATACCTGTATATCACTCATGTCCATCTCCTGTAGCCTACCAGTATCATCGTCGAACTTCAAGTGTGTAGCTATACCAACATCACCAGTGTATCTAGACTTCAGTACACGGACACGGGTAGTAGAAGCTTCAATGGGATCATCAGACTGCTGGTTTCTCTCTAGTGAAATAACACAGTCGGATAACTGGGCGATGCTTTGAGATCCTCGCAAGTGATTCAACCCTGTCTCGATGCCATTCTCATGTCCTTTGTTACCATCTATTCGACGAAGGTGCGACACAAGAATAATACCAGCCCCTGTTTCTTCTACAAGGGTTCTTAAGCGGTGCATGATAGCGTCAATAGTACGCCTCTCGTCACCTTCAGCTGAGGTAGACACAAGCATATGCAGGTGATCAATCACTACCCACTTACAGTCGCAACCTATAATCATAAACCGTAGCTTACTAAAGATAGCTTCGATGTCATTGGCTCCGAAGTGTGCATGAATCCAAACACGGTTGAAGTTATCCTTGTCATACATTATATCAAAGAAATTATCTAGCTCATCCTCAGTAAAAGAATCTCTTATTCTATCGATATGTAGTTTGGCATTAGCTTCAATAGATAAGATACCATCAACTGTTCTGTTGAAGGTTTCTTCTAAGGCGATGACACCTACATTATGGTCAGTAGTTTTAATAAGCCAATGCTCTAGCTCACGTGTAACACTGGATTTACCTAGCCCTGTACCACCTGTTAAGGTAATGAGTTCACCTTGTCTTATACCTTCCAGTTTCTCGTTCAAACCTTTCCACGGGAATGGATAAGATACCTTCTTCTCTCTGTTCTTATACTTCTCTCTGTTCTCTGAGACACTTAGAACTCCTGAAGGTGTGTATGTCTTTGCATCCCACCAACACTGTACAAAACGCTTATGCCCGTTAGCTTTTAATAGATCATTGGCATCCTTGAAACCTTCAGGGAATGTCAATATCTTTGCCTTACCCGGCTTCAATAGCCTAGCTACGTGCCTCGCTGCTTCCTTACCTACAGTGTCCATATCAAAGGCAATGACCACCTGATCAAAGCTTTCTAAGAACTCTAGGTTATCCCTTACATCCCGCTCTGCACCACCAGCACCGTTCTTCACTGACACTACAGGCCACTGTGATCCGAGCAACTCATAAGCTGCCATAGCATCACACTCTCCTTCGACTAAGGTTACAAACTTACCGCCTTGTCTGAAGAGATGCTCTCCGAACAGCTTAGCCTGTGTTGATATACCCTGCCATCTAAAGTCCTTGTTACCTACGAACCTAGTCTTGTAGGCAATGACATCATTCTCTCCGTAGTAGGGATAGATATGTTTAAAGACATCTCCAGCACTGTCGTGTGTTACTTTAACGCCGTACTTCTTAGCTGTTTCTAATGATATTTGTCTGTCTGTTAAGGCAGCAAACTGTCCTTCACTTGCAAACTTCTCTGGTTCTAAAGCTCTTTGAGTATTAGATATCATCATATTATCTCTGGTTGAATTATCTTCTGTGTGTTTCTTTATGTATCCCTTGCAGGAAAAGCAAACCGCACTCCCATCAGTATTGATAGAGAGTGCGTCACTGCTGGAACATAAAGGACATGGTTGATGCGTTTTAGCAAATGCCATGATCTTTAATCCTCTTCGGTTACTAAAGCCCCTTCGTCTAGGTTGTTGTTCATAGCTGTAATAAAGGTTTGTTTAGCAGCTAGTAATACATTAGAACGCTTTGCCAGTGAGTCAAGCTCTTGCTGAACCTCAACCAAATAGTTGTAAGTTAGCTTAGCTTCGTCGTTCAATAGCTCAACGTCATACAAACCTTCTTCTGTTTTATATGTAAAGTTACTCATATTTAAAATGCCATCCTGTCTTCAGTGAAAGGTGTGTTGCCATCACCATGCTCTACAAGTTCAAGAACCTGCAAGGCGTGGATGCTTGGTCGTTTGATCTTCTTGATCTTGCCGTAGTTTAATGTTGCCCATTGAACCGCAACCCGTGAACCATTACCAATCTTGTAATCCACTCGTTGCTTATCTGTATCAACAACAATAGGCGCAGTGTTTTCTGTACCGTTATAGTTAGAAGCCCACTTGTAGAAAGTAATAACAGGATCAGGGGTATACTTACGTGAGCCTGCTTCATGTAGTCCAGCGTTGAACCCTGCTTGTTTAAACTTCAAGAAGACCTCATCACTTACAGCTACATTAACTTCCCACCCAAACTTACCAGTGCCGGGCATCTGTGACTCATTATAGTCAGCTACAGGTGCATCGACATGAGCGTAGTATGCAACACCTTCGATAACTTCTGGGATACCATCAATCATTTTCATTAGATACTTCTCCTAATTAGTTTTTAAAAACTTTTCATAGCCGTTAGTAAACTCACCAAATGATACGGCTACCTTATCATCTGATAAAAAGGTAACTTGCATAGTCACCTTGTCTCTATACATATCACCTTCATATGTATTCTTAAACCTAGTCAGCTCTGACTTTGTTGTTTCAACATACATCACCACTCTCCTAGATAGTTTATAAAATCAGGAATAATATTTATAACATCATCTCCTGTAGCAGTCAAAGATAGTCTGTCTTTTGCAAAGACTATGAAACGTGCCTTGATCTTTTCGTTAGGTTGTTTTGTACCTAAGCTCATAGCAAAAGCATAAGCCCAAGAGTCTTCGATAAGATCTTCCATTAAATCACCATCCTTTTATTTAGACCAGCCTATATTATAACAGGCTTAGTTTCTTTTTACAACAGGGAATGTTTCTAAAGGATCTTCCTTAAAAAACTTACCCCATAGTGCAGGCTCATCTCTAACTGCTGATTGCTGTAAG